GTTTCAGTATAATTTAACCAAGATTGTGTTATATAAGGAATAATATTATTGGCAGGGGAGATAACTTTTTCAAAGTAATTTTTTACTTTTAAGTCTAATTCTTTTTTAAGATTTAAAAAAGGCTTTTCATTTAAAATGTAATTATTTTTAGAGCTTATATTACCTTCATTTTTTAAAAATAATTTTTTATTTTCTTCTATAAATTTTAACTCCTGAGAGGTTAATTCTCTATTTAATTTAGATATATAAATAGGTGTAGAAAATATACTATGAATAATTTCTTTTTTCATTACAATTTTTACTTAATATATATAGTATTGTTAAGTAAGTAAACTATTTTATTAACTTTACAATATTTATTAAATACTATATATAGTATCATATACATTAACATATGAATTTATTAAATCATTATTGGTATTTTTCCAATGCCTTGACACCTAGGTTTTGTAATGAAGTTTTACAATATGGTAAAAAACATCAGGAACAATTAGCTAGGACAGGGGGATTTGAAAAAGAAAAATTATCAAAAGAAGAAATTAAAAATATAAAAAAGAAAAGAGATTCTCATATTGTTTGGATGAATGATAAATGGATTTATAAAGAAATCCTTCCATATGTTATAGAAGCAAATAAAAACGCAGGTTGGAATTTTGATTTTGATTGGTCAGAAAGCTGTCAATTTACAAAATATTCCCCTGGACAATATTATGGTTGGCATTGTGATTCATGGGCAGTCCCGTATAATAAACCAAATTCTTTAGAAACACATGGTAAAATTAGAAAACTTTCTGTTACCTGTTCTTTGTCTCATCCGTCAGAATATGAAGGAGGAGAATTAGAATTTAATTTTAATGATCCAGAAAAAACAAAAAAACAAAATATAAAAAAATGTTTAGAGATACTACCGCGAGGATCTATAGTTGTTTTTCCTAGTTTTGTTTGGCATAGAGTATGCCCAGTTAAACAAGGAACTCGTTATTCCCTTGTAGTTTGGAACATAGGATACCCTTATCAATGAACGAAAATTTAGAATTTAAACTTTATTTTGAAACTCCTATATATGTAGGAAATATTCCTGAATTAGTAAATGCTATGAATAAAGCATCTGATAAATTTATTATAGAAGCTAAAGATAGAAATAAAAAAATCATAAAAGAAAGAGATAAAGCTATGAAAAAAAAATTAGGTGATTTTGGTTTACCTCATCATTCTACTTCATTGATAGATTTACCTCAATTTGAAATACTACAAAATTATGTAACTAATAGATCAAAAGAAATTTTAGATCATATGGGATATGATTTAACTAACTATGTATTAAAATGGACAGAATTTTGGGTACAAGAATTTAGTGAAAAAGGAGGTGGTCACCATGAAGGTCATATACACCATGATAGTCATGTATCTGGTTTTTATTTTTTAAAATGTTCTAATAAAACATCTGTTCCTATTTTTCATGATCCAAGACATGCAAAAATAATGAGTCAGTTACCATTAAAAAATGCAAATGAAGTATCTTTTGGAAACCCATTAATTAATTTTAAACCTGTTCCTGGAACTTTAATTATGTTTCCATCTTTTTTAGAACATCAATTTTCTTTAGATTTAGGAATAGAGCCTTTTAGATTTATTCATTTTAACTTACAAGCAGCTAGAAAATAAAATGAAACTCAAATACAAAGTAGTAGATAATTTTTTACCAAAAGAAAACTTTAATACAATTAAAAATTTAATTCTTAGTTCAAATTTTAATTGGTTTTATAGTCCAGATGTAAATGTTAAAGGAACAGATAGTCCAAATATGCTTTTTTATTTCAGTCATTTATTTTATAAAACATTGGCTTTTAGTGAAACTTTTCCTATTATAAATGAAAATTTATTATCTTTTATTAAAACAAAATCATTAATTAGAGTTAAAGCTAACATGTATCCAAATCAAAATTTAAAAATAGAAAACGGATTTCACACTGATTATGATTTTTCACATAAAGGAGCTATTTTGTATTTAAATACAAATAATGGAAGAACTATTTTAAATGATAAAACTAAAATAGATAGTGTTGAAAATAGAATATTATTTTTTGATCCTTCAATACCACATGATTCTGAAAATTGCACTGATCAAAAAGTTAGAGTTAATATAAACATTAATTATTTTTAAAATGAATTTTAAAAAACAAAAATTTACAATAATTAAAAAAGCTATTTCAAAAGATCTAGCATTTTTTATTTACAATTATTTTTCAATGAAAAGACAGGTTGCAAAAACCTTATTTGAAAAACGTTATATTTCTCCTTTTGAAAACATGTTTGGAATTTGGACAGACACACAAGTTCCAAATACATATTCACACTATGCAGATATTGTTATGGAAACGTTATTATTAAAACTTCAACCCATAATGGAAAAAGAAACAGGTTTAAAATTAAACCCTAATTATTCTTATGCAAGAATTTACAAAAAAGGAGATATATTAAAACGACATAAAGATAGATTTAGTTGTGAAATATCTACAACATTAAATTTAGGTGGAGATCCGTGGCCAATCTATTTAGATCCAACCGGCTCTGATAACGTAATTAATGAAGGTAATAATTTAATAAACCCTAATGCACCTAAAGGAATTAAAGTTGATTTAAAACCAGGGGATATGTTAGTTTATAAAGGAAATTTATTAGAACATTGGAGAGAACCTTTTGAGGGTGAAGACTGTGCACAAGTTTTTTTACATTATAATAATGTTGCAACTCCTGGAGCAGATGAAAATATTTTTGATAAAAGAATACATTTAGGTTTACCAAGTGATTTAAAAAAATGATTGAAAAAAAAATATTAAGTGAAATTTCAATTTATTTTGGCCAAGTTAAAATGCCAAAAGGATTTGAAATTGAAGAAGATGAATTAGTAAAAAATATAACTTTATCTAGTTATTATGAAAATTTAAACTATCCTTTTTCAATAACTTGGGATAAATTAAAAACATATATTACAGATTTTATGAAAGTAGAACATGGTTTTAATTTAATTCCTAAAAAAAGTTTTGGAAATTTTTATGAAAAAAATGAAATAACTTCTCCTAAACTAGAAATTAATCATATGGACTTAAAAAATTCACCTGATTTTGTTTTTTTATATGGAGTAGAAGTAGAACCAAAAACATGTGAAATAATTATTTATTATGATAATAATAGAAGAAAAGGAAATACGTGGAAAATATCTTTAGAAAAAAATATGTTTATTATATTTCCATCGTCTTTATTATATTATATTAAAAATAATAAAAATTCTTATTTAAATTTTATACAAACTATTACTTTTGAATATATTTAAAATTTATTAATTAAGTCCCAGGATTGATTATTTTCATTCCAAGTATAACGCTGATTATTTTGTTTTTGTTCTTCAGTTAATACTGGAGCATCTCCTATTGGGGATTCCCAACGTGCTTTTTGTAAATTTAAAATCCAAGATGAAAAAGGTTTTGAATGATAAAACATGTTATTAATTGGGTCCCAAATGTAACTTATCCCAGCATAATTTCCTCTAAACGGAGTTCCGTTTAATGAATGAATATTATTATGAGTATTATACGAAGTTTGTATCCATAAATGAGCCGGCCAATTATTATGTTTTTCTAAATATTGTTGTCCAACTAATTCAGATGAATTTCCATTTTGATCAAGCATATCACTATCATTAAGTGTTAAAACTTGTAAAACGATATTATCTTCAGAAATTTTTGCAAAATGTGCCATTATTTATATTTATATCTAATTACTACTATACCGGAACCACCGTTTCCAGTTGCTAATGGTTGTGTACTATATGCAGAACCACCTCCACCGCCACCGCCAGTATTCGTTCCACCATTACTTACTGGTTGATTATCCCCTGCTCCATTTCCTCCACCACCAATTCCGCCAACTCCCCCTGTTACTCCAGGAGAAAGCCTATTATCAGATCCACCTCCACCTCCACCTGCAAAATATTTTAAACTAGGACTAGGTCCTGGGACACCACTTGCAGGAGCGATTTGAGTTCCAACTCCATCTCCTCCGGGTCCTCCATTAGAACCCGTTCGACTAATAAATTGATTTGGTCCAGCACTTCCTGCTCCACCTCCTCCAGCATTAGATCTATATGATGTAGCATTACGAGCATCTCCACCTTTATTACCTTGCGGTGGACTTGTTGGAGGCGTATTACCAGATCCTCCTGATATTGAAGCAGGTCCAGTAGTTGCTCCTCCACCTGAACCTCCAGGATTACCAGCACTTTCTGGAGAAGAATCACTAATTGCTGCTCCTCCTCCAGTGGATGTAATTGTTGAAAATATTGAATCAGAACCATTAACTCCATTTCCTGAAGCACATTGTGGAACTCCAGTTCCTCCACCACCAACAGTTATTGGATAAGAAGTAACAGTTGCTGTAATTCCAGTTGCACTCGCCAAAGGTGAAGCTGTCCACGGAGCTGTAGGTTGTTTAGATTCTCTATATCCTCCAGCACCTGATCCTCCAGCAGTACTACAAGCTCCAGAACCTCCAGGAGCTCCACCACCTGCAACTACTAAATAATCTACTACTCCAGGTGATGTTGGTTGTATTTTTGATACAGAAAAAGTTCCAGGCCCAGTAAATGTATGAATTTTATAATCACCAGATTCTGTAACAGTTCCACCTGTTGCACAAATTAAGAAAGCAGCTCCTCCACCAAAACCAAATCCTTTAGCTGAACCTGCTCCTCTAGTTGTTAAAATAGGCATTACAAAATCTCCTTAATTAAATTGAGTTTGTGACGCTAAAATTGTATATGCTGGGGTTGTTGCTGTTTTAATTGCAGTGAATGAATAAACATCTATTCCTGCATTACCTGATGT